GAGAAATTATAGAAAATCCTTCTTTTGAAATTTGGAGAGCAAAATGGGAAAGCACAAAGAAATTCGGAGTTAAAAAAGCAGTAGATTTGTCAGTAGGCGTAAATAAAGACAAAGAATCTATGGAAATCGAAGATGAAAAAGCAGAGGATATTGCAAATAACCTTAAATCTCTTCTCAAAAATAGTTCAGAAGAAAATCAAAAGAAAATTGGTAAGAAAATGAGAGACTTAGAGATTAATATTAAAGATTTAATTAATAATGATATTGAAAAACTTACAGAAGTTTTGGAGTTTGCTACAATGCTTAAATAAATACATCTTATATAATAGGGGTTATTGTCTTCAATAATCCCTATTCCTATCAAATTAATATAGAGGTGCTTTTATGGAAGAAAAATCAACTAAGAAACGAGAACAAAAAGAATGGTTAGAACTATGTGACTATATATTTAGGGATATATTACAGTATGAAACAGGTATAAAATTTCCAAGATATTTAGCATTGAGACTTAGAGGTTTGCATGAAGGAACATTTATAGCAAATAAAAAACATAAACCACAAGCAAGTTATGATTATAAAATTATACTCTTGACTTTTAAGTTTTGTAAATACAGTATTTTGCAATATTTAGGGCCAACCAGAGAGAAAATAAAAGATGAAAGACACCTCATAAATACAATAATGACATTTATCGAAGGTCAAATAAATAATGTTGTATCGAGATTAAAAAATTCTAAAAAAGCAGAAGAAAAAACTATACATATAGAATTAGAAAATCAGGTACATGAAGGAGCTGAATATAAACCTAAAAGTAAAACTACTAATAAAGAATTAGAGGAGTTATGGTAAATGGTTGTAGCAAAGAAGACAAAACCAACAAAGAAAGAACCAACTGCCTATGAACAACAACTTATTGATGCTGTACAAAAGATTAAAGAATTTAAATTAAATTGTGAGGCAAATATAGTAAGTATCATGTATAAGAATCCAGAATTAATTTATACAAATGAAAAAATGAGAGTTGAAGATTTTAGCAATAATATTTGGAGAGTTTATTTTAATATAGCTTATGATATTGTAATAAAAGAGAAAAAGCAATCATTAGATGAAATTACTGTTGGCTTATATCTTGAAAAACATGATAAGTTAAAAGTAAAATATGAAGAATATCTTGGATATGATACGATTGAAAAGGCTAAAGAGTATGTTAAGGAAGAAAATTTAGTTGGGTATATTGAAGAATTATACAAGTGGAATGCAGTAGTAGGATTGCTGAAAGCTAAATTCCCTGTATATGACCAACTTAGTAAATTTGTTGATATGAGTCAAGAAGAAATTTATGCATATTATGAAACACATCTAAATCATATATTTATTAATGTAGAAGGAGAAGTTAAGAGTTATAATATTGCAGATGAAATAGATGAACTAATCGAAGAATTAAATGACGGATTAGCTGTAGGGTTATCGTTTTATAATCTTCCGATGCTTACAAAAGAAACGGGGGGAATGTTATGTGGCAATATTACTTTAATTGGTGGATTATCTAATGTTGGGAAATCAACTATAGCTAGAAACACAGTCATTCCCAGTATTATCGAGAAAAATGAAAAACTTGTAATCATGCTTAACGAAGATGGACTTAAGAAATGGCAACGTGAGATGCTTGTATGGATTGCCAATAATATATTAAAAGAAGATTTACAAAAATATATAGTTAGAGATGGTAAATACAATGAACAAATAAGAGCTATATTATATAAAAGTGCAGAATGGTTAAAAAAACAAAAAGATAATAAAACAATTACTATTGTGCCTTTTCAAAGATATTCTACTTCTAGAGCAATCAAAGTGATGAAAAAATATGCTAGTTTAGGCGTAACTAATTTCATGATTGATACTTTTAAAAATGATGCAGGTAAGGTTTCTGATAATGCGTGGTTAGAAATGATGCAAAATATGGTCGAAATATATGATGTTGTAAAACCAGAATCAAAAAATCTACATATTACCATTACATTTCAATTAGAAAAAGGGAAAACAGCAAGACAAAGATATTATAGTCAAGACAATATTGGTATGAGTAAAAATATGATTGATCCTGCTTCAACTTGTATTATGGTTAGAAATATTTTTGAAGATGAATATTCTGGTGGAAAAAATGAATTAAAAGTGTATAGACTAGAAGGAAAAAATGGTAAAACAAAACTTCCTGTTATTTTAAGTAGAGATAAAAATTATCAGATATTATTTATAGTTAAGAACAGAGAAGGATCTGCCAATCAATATCAAATTGTTGTAGAACATGATATGTCAAGAAATCTTCTTAAGGAAATTGGGGTGACTACTGTTCCTGTAGATTTTTAGAAAGTAGGTGAACATGATTGAATGACCTCAATTGAATTAAAACAATATATATTAGACAATAATAAATTACAAGAAATAGTAAAATCTCTAGATTGTCATGGTCTTAAAGAATACACGAAAGAATTTCGTTGTGGATTACCCAATCATACATCTAATAATAGTATTGCTATAAATAAGGAGACATTATCTACTAAGATATTTCAGTCGGATAGTGAAATAATTAGAGGTGATATATTAACATTAGTAATGACTGTGAAAAATATATCATTTCCAAAGGCAAATAAATACTTACATATGATGTTTGGTTTGGAATATACATTTAAATCAAAAGAGGAAGATAAACCAGATAAGAAAGATCCACTGAATGTGTTCAAAAAAGTAAAAAGAAAAAGATGTATTACTAATATTGATGACGTTGAATTATACGATGAAGGAATTATTAAGGAATATATACCACTACCTCATATTGAATGGCTTAGAGAAGGTATTCTACCCTTTACGTGTGATGTATTTAAGATAGGCTATAGTGCAGAAAAGAAAAGAATAGTTATACCAACCAGACAATGGTGCGGAGAAGAAAATGACTTCATAGGCATTATGGGTCGGACAACAATTAAAGAATGGGAAATGTTAGATATACCAAAATATTTTCCACTTAAAAAATATTTCAAATCACTTAATATTTATGGTTTGCAAGAAAATTATAAAACCATACAAGAAGCAGGTTATTGTGTTGTTGCGGAATCTCAGAAATCAGTGCTTAAAAGACATAGTAGAAAAGACGGTACGGTAGTTGCCATAGAAAGTCATGATATATCTCCCGAACAAGCTAACATATTAATAGGGTTGAATATTAATATCGTAATTGCTATAGATAAGGGTATTGATTTACAACATATTAGAGGAATGTGCGAAAAGTTTTATGGTATCCGAAACATTTCATACATCTATGATAAATATGATTTGCTAGAAAATAAACAAGCTCCTATGGATGCACATAATAAAATATATGAATACCTATTCAAATATAAAATTACTTATGATGAATCTGAACATAAAAAATATATTAAAGAGAGGGATAAAAGACTTGAGAAAACAATTTGAAGAAGTTCAATTAATAGCTAATAAATTAGATTGTGATGAGATATATTCATGGTCAAAATATAACCAATATAAAGGAGACACCTATACCTTCTTCTTAAAATACATACTTGTAATACCAGAAGATAGACATGATTCTATTTACGGAGTATTTGGTAATGCAGTACATGATATAGTAGAATCATTTTACAAAAATGAAATAGATCAAGATGGCATGTTAGAAAAGTTTGAAGAAAAACTGTTTGAATTTACCATTGGTGGATTAAAGTATGATAGATGTGATGAAGATAAAAATAAAAAGATAGGCAATAAATATGAAGCATGTTTAAGACATTTCTTCAAGAATCATAAGCGAATACCTCATAAATTAAAATTAGAAATGTTTATTCCTATAAAGATAAATAATATATTAGTGCAGGGATATATAGATGCTATACATACAGAAGAAAGAAATGATAAGAAAATATTGGTTGTTACAGATTGGAAAACTTCAAGTATCTATAAAGGAAAGAAAATAGATAAAGAAAAAGGTCAACTACTCCTTTATAGTTATGGAATTCACCAAAAATTAAACATACCAATGGATCAAATTGTTGCTAGGTGGGCGTTCCTTAAGTATGTAGAAGTTGAATGTATGCAAGCTAACGGGAATGTTAAAAGTCGTATTATTGAAAGAAATAGTATTGGCGATAGTTTAACCTCAAATGCAAAAATGTGGTTAAAGAAATCAGATAGTAAATTTACAGAAGATGAAATAGATGACTATCTCAATCAAATATCTATTGATAATTCAATAGATTGCTTGCCAGAGGATGTTAAAAATAAATTTGTAGTAAAAGATTGTTATGTTGAGATATCTTTGGATGATGAATCGGTTAAAGAATTGATAGAGGATATAATTAAAACAGTAGAAGAGATAAAAATAAAACAGTTAGAATACAAAAAAACATTTGATAATAAAATATGGTGGCAAGATGTTACTGATACAGAGAGTTATTTCTTAGCAAATTTGAACGGATTTTCAGCAAAGATACATAAACCTTATAAGGCATATTTAGATGCAATGGGCATGTTTAAGAGTAAGGATAGTAATGTTGACGAAGATGATTTGTCGTGGATGGATAATCTTTAAGATTAGGAGGATTGTATGGATAATTATATAGTCTATCATTTACATGAAGATACAAGCAATTGTAATGGTTATGCTGATTCATGTTCGCATTATAAGGAATATATTAAACTAGCTAAGAAACAAGGGATGAAAGCAATAGCATTTTCAAATCATGGTGGTATGTATGATTGGATTAAAAAGAAACAAGATTGTGATAAAGCAGGAATTAAATATATTCATGGTATTGAATCATATATGTGTACTAAATTTGAAGCAGATGAAAGAGGATACCACATCGGCCTATATGCTAAAAATTATGACGGAGTATTGGAATTAAATTCACTAAATTCTAAATCAACATCTAAAGGTAAGCTAGAGGATAAAACTGATAGACATATGTATTATAACCCTAGAATATCTTTTGAAGAATTAATGAATACAAGTGATAATATTATAGTAACAACTGCTTGCTTGGCATCAATGTTATGGAAAAAGAAAGATGATAAAGATGATTATGTTCAAAGGTTTCTAGAATGGATGTCAAAAAACAAACATAGATGCTTTTTAGAGATTCAGTATCACAACGATATTAATCAAATAGAATATAATAAGTTATTATGGAATTGGAGTAAAGAGTATAATATTCCTTTGATAGCAGGTACAGATACACATTCTTCTTCTAAATATAAAGAAGAATGTAGAAAAATTCTTCAAATATCAAAAGATAGTTTTTATGGAGACGAAGATGCGTTTGATTTAATATGGAAGAGTTTAGAAGAATTAGTTGAATGTTTTAAAACTCAAAAATCATTACCAGAAGAAGTGTGGATGGGTGCTATAGAAAACACAAATAATTTTGCGGATATGGTAGAAGAATTTAAATTAGATAAGTCTTTTAAATATCCTAATCTTTATGGTAAAAACGCAAGTGATATTTGGAAGAAAACTATAGCACAGAAATTTCAGAACAAAAAAGAAAATAATATAATTGAAATAGCGAAAATTGATGAATATAAGAAGAAAATCTCAGAAGAGTTCAACGCAATGAAAAAACAAAACATGGAAAGTTTTATGATGTTTATGTCTGAGTTAGTAGATTATTGCAATGAAAATGAAATACCATATGGTTTTTGTCGCGGTTCTGTAGGTGGTAGCGAAATTGCTTTCATTACAGATATTACAGACGTAGACCCTATTAGATGGAATACTGTATTTTCACGATTTTGTAATGCAGATAGGGTTTCGCTTGCAGATATTGACATAGACTTTGCTCCAGAAGATCGAGTAAAAGTTTATGAATATATAATTAAGAGATTTACACCTGAAAAAACAGCATACATATCAGCATTTTCAACTCTAAGAGATAGAGGAACAATTGACGTATTAGCTAAAGGTTTGAAATACGAAAATTTAGATGTAGTAATGGATATTAAGAATCAATTTGATAAGTTATTCGATGAATATTTTAAAATAATTCAAGAAGAAGTTAATCTAGAAGAATTAGATGAGGTGGACGCTAAGTCTGTTGATTTTGACTATCACGAAGTTTATTGTAATAGGATTCGAAATAATAAAGCTCTAACAAGAGCGAACAATTTAAAGAAAGAATTTCAAAATCTTAAAGACAATAATAAAGATTTGTTCTATTACTTTGATGGTCTAAAAGGAACTATTATAGCAAAAGGCACTCATCCAGCAGGTATTATAGGTTCACCGATTACACTTGCAGACAATTTGGGAGTTTACTATAAAGATGGAGATGAATCACATCCAATATCAATATGTTCTATGAAAGCAGTTGACTCTGTAAACTTTGTAAAATTCGATATATTGGGATTAAAAACTGTTGGCATAATGAAAGATGTGTATAAGTCTATTGGTTCTCATTATCTTAAAGCACACGAAATTAATTGGAATGATAATAAGGTGTGGGACAATATGATTACTTCGAATGTAGGCGTATTCCAATTTGAGGGAGATTATGCTTTCTCATTACTAAAAGACTTCAAACCTCGACTTATCAATGATATGTCTTTAGTGAATGCCGCACTACGCCCATCTGGTAAATCATATAGAGATAGATTGATTAGAAAAGAAATTAATGTAAATCCATCAAAACAATTAGATGATCTTCTTCAAAGTAATTATGGATATTTAGTATATCAAGAGGATACCATTAAATTTCTAACAGACATTTGTGGGTTTAACGGATCATTGGCAGACACCACCAGAAGGGCAATCGGTAAAAAAGATACGGTTTTGCTTAATGAACAGTTGCCAAAAATTCTAGAAGGATACTGCGACAAATCTGATCAATCTAGAGAAACAGCAGAAGAAGAAGCAAAACAATTTCTTCAAATAATAGACGATTCTTCGGAATATCAATTTGGATATAATCATTCCACTGGTTACAGTATGAATGGGTATGCAGAGACTAGATTAAGGACTTATTATCCATTAGAATTTGCTACTGCTTACTTAGATAGGTCTGAAAATAAAGAAGATACAAATAGAGGTGTATTATTAGCGAATCAACTGAACGCTAAAATAAATCCTATTTCATTTGGAAAATCAATTGCAAAATATACATTTGATAAAGATGAAAATAGTATCTATAAGGGCATAGCTTCGATTAAATTTCTTAATGAGCAAGTTCCTAGCGAACTATATACCTTGGCACAACAAAAAGATTATATGGATTTTGTTGATTTATTAAGTTGTATAAAAACTACATCCGTAAATTCACGACAACTAAAAATATTAACTGGATTAAATTTCTTCAGGAAGTTTGGTAAGAATAAGAAACTCCTTCAAATAATAGAAGTATATGATAACTTCTCTTCAAGAAAGCAAATTAATTTCAAAGATATTCAAAAACTTAATATGAATGAAAAGATATTACAAAAGTACAGTAATAAAACAACCCAAACTCTTTATAAAGAATTAGATATGACGGGATATATTAGAGAGGTTATTCAAGCAATCGAAGACAAACCTTTATCCATAAAAGAACAAGTAAAATTTGAAATGGAATTTCTTGAATATACCGAATACATAAATGAAAGTGCAGGAGATAAATTTTATATTATAATTAAATTTGAAACATATAAAGATAAAACTAAACCATATGTAACTTTAAGACAAGTAAATAATGGCAAAGAGATAAAAACAAAAATAAAAGATGGTAAAATATTCTCCGAAAATCCGTTTCAATTATACAATGTATTAAAAGTAAATGAATTTAAACAACAGTTTAAGACAAAAAATATAGGTGGTAAATGGCAAAAAACAAATGAAATAGAGGATATTTTATTTGATTATGAGGTGTATTAATTGGTTGATAAAATTATAGTCGAATTTCACGGAACAGTAATGGCTAATCCCTATAATACAGAGGATTTTAAAATATATGGATTGAGCGTTGACTATTTAAAATTTCCACATATAAAACAAAACAAATACAGCAATGTAAGCATAGTTGGAAATCTCCCAGACCTTGAAGATGGTATAGAATATATAGTGAATGCAGAAGAGAAAAACGGTAAGAATGGAATTCAATATAATGTAATCAATATCAAAAGAGATAGGCCCAAAACAGAGGCATCGACTAGACTATTCTTACAAAGCATATTAGACAGTTATACTCAGGTTGATGAAGTTATGCGTGAATATCCAGACATTATTGATAGAGTTATCAATAATCGTTTAGAAGATATTGACCTAACTAAACTTTATAATATTGGAAAGGTTAGATTTGAAGTAATTAAACGTAAGATAATTGAAAACTTTGCATTAGCAGAACTTGTTACAGAATTTAAGGGATTTATTGAATTTAAGGTATTAAAAATACTTTATGACAAATATGGTTCAGTAGATAAAATAAAAGAGAAATTACAAGACGATCCCTATAAATGTTTATGCGGATTATCAAGGATTGCATTCAAGACAGCAGATAAGATACTCCTTGAGTTTAATAAAGATTGTATAGAAATGAAACAAAAAGGAGAAAAACCACCAATTGATTTTACTTTTGATTTACAAACTTCTAGTCAAAGACAAAAATCTGCAATTATGTTTCTTCTAGAAGAAAATGAAAACGATGGTAATACAAAAATTGATATTAAAGTCCTAAGAAAACAATCAGAAGCATTAG